TTATATTTGCATAACGAATATTTATAACAATGGGAAAAAGTAAAGGAAATAATGGCTCTGAGCTTCACAGATTAAAACCTATGAGGGATTATGATGAAGCTACATTTAACAGACTTTATAAAGTCTGTAAGCCGGTAATCAAGAATCTTACCCGTCAGATTGATTATAAACGGTTTAATCTTACACCGGATATTATTCAATCTTATTTCTGGGATAAGATGTTATTTGTTTTCAACAAATACTATGGTGAATGTACTGAAGAACATCTTAAAGCAAGAATCCTTGCATCACTTAGTACATTCAAAAATAAATTGCTTCGTTCTGCATATGGAGAACAAGCTGAGTATAATCAAAGTCTCTTTAAACTCGATGACTTATTTGATAATGATAAGGAGTTAGAGGATGATAGCGAAGAAGAGAAAGCTAAATCTGAAATGCTTGATATGATGTATACCTATATGAAGGATAAGCTTTCTCCAGATGCCTATCTCTTATTTGAAGTATTGATTACTCCTCCACCTTTCATTAAAGAGAGACTTGGTAATAGTACTCGAATTACCAATATTATGCTTGTAGAATTTTTTGAAATGCCTAAGACTAATGAGTCCATGAGATATATCTCAGAACTTAGACAAGATATACAATATTGGGAAGATAGAGCTAAAGAAGAACTTAAGTATTAACACAAAGAAAAGGGACGTTTCCCAACGTCCCTTCCCGACAAACAATTGAATATTCTATGCACAAATAATACTAATAACAAAACAAATTAAATAAATAACACAAGTAGTATTTAAGATATTTTTTGTATATAACGTAATGTTATAGTCGGGGGCAATTTTTCTAGTGATAAGGTATCCTTGGTTACTTCTGTAGTATAGGATTCCCCAATAAGGTTCCAGCTAGTTTCTACTGCACCATTTTGAGCTACTTGACCAGGAGCATTATTTCCATATTGACCAACTTGCCCATTTAAACTGGTATCTCTCAAATTATAATTTCTGACTGTACACCCTTTAGCTTCAGAATCATTATTATACATAAACCTTCCCAAACCAACTGAATGCCTGTGTTTCGGTAAATCATCGCCTTTTATCTTAATCAAGTACCCTCCACTGGTAGGCGTATAGAAATCACCGACATTCTGCAGTAAAGTATCATTTCCAACTTGAATACCTCCAGCTTGATAACCTAATACCATTCTACCTGAAGCTTTGGTATATTCTGCCCATCCATCTGGGATAACATCTGATTCCCATAATATAATCGAACCGATAGGGAGATTTGCAGTACTAAGAGAATTAGCGAATTCTTTTCGAACCTTCTCTATTTCGGCATCTATGTATTGCTTAATATTTTGTCTAGTCCCATCAGTACCAGTTATTGGAAAACCTGTATTAATTTGTTCGGTTCTCTTAATTGATTCCTTTATAGAACTATAGGTAGCTGTAGTAAAGGGTAGTTCTTGGAACTTGCCTTGGTAGGGTACAATGGCAAAATTCTCATTTCTTTTAGTCATTGCATCAGTACCATTACCATAGATACCTATTAATACCGAGGTTCTTTTATTGTTTTTATAATAGGGGCAAGCAGTTTCTACTACTAAAAGCAGATTGTTTAATGAAATATCTGGATTCTGATATACATCGTCCATTATACTTGGAGTACGTTTCTCATCTGCGATAGGGTAATATACATCTACAGATTTCTTATACAAATCATAGAAACTTTGTGATGATTCATTCCAATAGGCTACAAACTCTACTGGATTATCTACTGGCTCTGAGATGACAGTATGTACTGCAAATAATAATACTTCTTCAGTAGACCCTTGAGTACCAAGGATATTTTCTATTGTCATAGAAGATTCATCAGATATAAATACATACCCATCCCTTGAGATACATCCAAAGTTTATATCAGGTAATTCCCCATCTTCAGCAACTTTAGTCATGTACCTTGCAAGAATCTTATCCTTAATTACATTAGCATACTTATTACTTGTAGAGCCTTGAGGAGAGATCACTAATTGGTTACCGTTTATATTTGCTGAACCAAAGCCACAGAATGGTCCTAAACCAGAAGGAGCAGCAATTGCCTCTGCTGCCTCCTTAGATTTAATAATGCCTTCGTATTTAAAATAAGTTTTCATTATCCTTAGTTTTAGAGTTATTTTTCTGTTCTGCCATATCCTTGAAAGCTTCTCCTAAATCTTTGAACTTAAAGGTAATTAATTTGAAGAGAATCTTCCATACACTATACCGTTTTTTAATACCATGTATTTCACATATATGACCATATATACTATCAATTTCGAAACAGTAACATAGTACCATTACTGTTATTGATACAACTATTGGATCTATCCCATAAGGTTCACCTAATGCTTTTCCAAGTACAGCACCCAATAGTATATAACATATATAATCTACTAACTTATTTAGAGTTCTTCTTCCTGCCCTAGATTTTCTAATTTCTATACTATAAACTCTACTTACAGATATACCAAACCATAAATCTGATAATATTAAGATAATGGCAAGTAGTATCATCCATCTCAAGTCATATAAAATTTGAGTACATTCTCCGAGTAGTCCCACTGTAAAAGTCTTAAATAAAGACTGGGAGGTTGTTTCTGTAATTTTATCTATACTGTTTATCATACTTCCTCTATTGTCCAATCTTGATTACTATAAGTGGTTATACTAAAAGTCTTTTCTGATAGGTCATCATGTTCCCATTCTAACCTACGGGGATTTACACTTAATAAATCGGCATCTACCACTAAGAAAGTTTTTCTTTTAGAGGTATCGGCTACAGATTCAAAAGTATATTCTCCAGCTTGTGAAGTTACAAATTGATATCCTGCCCCACCTGCATCATAAGTAATTTGTTTACCCACTTCCCTGATTCTACTATCAAAATCTGGCTTGTTAGATTCACACTTAATAATACAAGAAGCTTGCTTTATACTACCCTTTAATTCTGCATAGTCTGGAGTAATGGTTAACTCTATGATTGTTGGGTAATCTTTAAGGATGACTTGACATTGTAAGAATGACCCATCATCAGCAATAAAGGTATAAGTACCAGCTTTAGTTAAAACTATATCACTATTCAGATTATAAGATTGGCCAGTTTCTGAACAAGTTACAGAACCCTTCATAATACCTCCATCTTTTAATTCTTCAAGTGAAAACTTACAGGCAGAGGTAGAATCTAATAAAGCATATACTGCATAGATGTCATCTATCTGGTCCTCTGGTAAACTCCAATCTGGCTCTAACCAACTTGGGTCTGTACTATCTTTTGGTACAATTCTCAACTTATTCTTATATACTACTGGAGCATTTCTTACTACCCATATACTACTAGCAGAAGGATAAGCTACTGATTGAAAAGTATAAGTCCCAGCTTTTTTAGTGGTATACACATAACCATTTAAAGCTTGGAATTCTTCTCCTGTTTCTACTACCCTAACTCGGTAATCAGTACCATTACCGGAAATCCTTTGAATAAATACAGTAGTCTTTGCTGAATCATCATACAGTGTAGAAATATCTGGGTCAGTAGTTACTCTATAAATAGTAGTTCTACCTGAAACTACCTCAAAAATACCAACTCCCTCATCGGATTCTCGAGTATCAAGAGTACACTTGAATTTATAAGTACCAAGGCTACTTGCAATAAACCTTTCACCACTTTTGAATATCTTAGTATCATTAAGTAATCTACAATATAGATCACCTACTACTGAACTGGGGTAGTTAGATTCTACTGTTAATAATGTAGAAGCATCGCGAATAGTTTGATTATCCCCTATTCTAAATTCTGGAGGAGTACATATTACCCTATAAGTTATAGGAGTTCTACTTACTATGAAATTAGTTTGCTTTACTGGAAACTCTACTATCTCAAAGGTATAAGTACCCGGCTCAGTAAATTCCCAGACCCTACCTGAATCTTTTATTTGATCTGTACCACTAAGTCTAACTCTACAAGAAGTTACTCGGTTTTTATAATGAAGGTTAGCGATCACGGTAGTATATACTCTAAGATTCCCTGGAGTAATCTGATCTACAATTGGGTCACATGATATAGAATAAACCTTATTATAAAACTCTTGACCTACAGTTATAGAAGTTACTTTAGTATTATCTCCAACGCTTCGGAAATAATAAGTACCAGCTCTAGGTATATTAAATACAGAACCACTTGGATGTTTAGTATATCCCCAATTAACCTGATCACTAGAGATTTGGTATCTTAAATCTGCCTTACCCCAATTAGAGCTAACGGTTACAACTACTGGTACCTCATATACTTCAGAAACTACCAAATTCGGTTTATCTGGATTTACTAACTCAGCTTTAATAGAATACCCATCATCAACTGTAAACCCATACTGTAGATTAAAAGATACATGATAAGGTATAAATCTTTTGAAGAAACTTTCTATGGCTTCCCTAAACTTTTTAAAATCATCAGAATTAGAGGTATACCCATGACCGGATATATTAAAAGTTACTGGGATACACTGAGAACAATTAAAGGTATTATCGTAATTACTATCATCGTATAAGTAACTTTCTTCATCAAAATATGGGTGTCCTTTTATCCATCCATCATAAGCATCGGATTTAGAAGGATCAGATACTGTACAGGTTAAACCGTACAGTCTTAACATTATCTCAAAAAATTCAGTGGTACCTCGTATCTTAAATAAAGATACCGAATACTTTAGGATATTTCTTACTTGAGTACTGGTCAAAGTAAAAGGTCCCTCCTTGGGTACTATCCAAAGCTTTGACAATTCTTGTAGTTTACTATCAGAGTAAAATCCATTGAAATACTCTGCCCATTTGGTAGCATCTATGGTGTTCCCGTAAGCAAAGGGCATTTCTCCGAGAAATTGCCAAAGAAAATTAAGATACATATCTGGAGTTTTATCTATATCAATAATATCCAGAATATTATCTATATCCTTAGTAATATAATCTTCAAAATGCTCTCCGCAAATCTCTAGAAACCTCTCAAGAATGCCTTTACCGTTTACCTTATAAGTATCTTGATCTTTATACTCGAAAGGTAAAAAATAGATTAGGTTTTTGAGGTTTATCATATTAAACTATTTCGTTAACGGTTAATGTTAATTGTGAATCATCTTCGAATACCGGTAAGTTAAAACCGGGATCTTCATAGTCATGATTTGGTTCTGATACCGTAATAGAATACCTATAACCAGATTGATAGCTATTGTTCTGAACATCAAGTGAAAAATCAAAACCATTAGCTTTATCGATTATTTGAAGTGAACCGCCTACAGTACCAGTAGTTACATACCCATTAGCTACTGAACGAACCGTGAAATTAGTAGAAGAATTGAATGTTATATAATAGGTCATTGACCCAGTAGCCTTATTCAATTTAAACTGACCCAATGCTAACTCTTTATTGCCATAGATAGTAGTAGGCCATGGTTTAATATAAAACTTAGTAAGGTGTAGATAATCTACCATGGATAAGTTATCTATGAGAGCATATATATCTGATACCCTTACACTACCTCCAATCTCTGCTTGTTCTGCAGAATAAGCATTATATAGAGCCGTAAGTATTTGAGATTGGATTTCGGCAGTCTTATAGGATCTTTTACCAGTTACATCCATCTCTAATATAATTTGTACTTTACCTGCTGACCTTACTTTTAACCAAGTAGTCATTGGTGATCTCTGAGAAAGTAAAGTATAAACTCTACTGATTAATTCAGAAGAAGCAACTGCACCTCCATCAGGGCTTATATATACGGTAAGTTTCCTACCACATTCATAGTCAGCTTTTGCTTTGTTTATCCCATCTACCAGCATTGCCAAACTTTCAAAATCCTCTTTGGTAATTGCTACTCCCAAGGTTTTTACACTTAAAGGTATATGTTCCTTTAACATAGTAAAGTTCTCATAATTTGAACCTCCTCCGGCATCGTAGGCATTACTTGCAGTAGCATCGTTAATAGAAGAGGATATTACTGAAGGTACAGAAGTTAAAGTATTACTTTTTATATTACCCTGAGAACCGTTGGTTAAGTAAAATACTACATTAGTAATCTTTGCACCTGCTACTGGTTTCTTACCAAAAGTCCCATCACCGAAATGAATATAGGGGTTTAAGGCTTCATCTACAGAAACCATAAAGTGTTTATCTGTAGGCTTAGATTTTGCAAAAGTATCTACCAATACCCAAGATTCTCCGCCTATTAGTAAAGACATGGTCCCCTGTTCATAATACTTACCATTGGGCAAAGTACCAAGGTTTATAATAACCCTATCCCCAGTAGGTATTACCATATTATTAATAGCACTGGCAGTATATTTTTCATGTTGTATAAGTGGTACTTTACAAGTGGTTACATTTGAATACCATATTACATCCCTAGCGGATAACCATGAATTGCCATTAGAGTCAGTAAATAGAGTCCCTTGAGGAATGGTTAACTTTGCTCCAATAGAATTACCAGTAATACTTCTGGATAATGTAACATCTACAGTAGCAGCTATTGCTGATCTAGCATGATAGTCCACCAGAGCCCCATGTTTAACTACCGAATCATACCTCCTTGCCGTAGATAGGAAGGTTTCCCTTGCCATGTTATCTATGTAATAATGAAGTACTTCGGCAATTGCCGCAAACAAAGAGAGGATAATAATTAGTATATTCCCCTCTGAATAATCCGTTATGAGTTTCTGACCCTGAGGATCCTTAAGTCCCATAAGGGATTCCACCAGCTTAGCCTTAATCTGTTGATAAGACCTCTGGTATGGGTTAAGCCATTTATTTGTGATTCCCATATTATTGTGTATTTAATGAATTATCAGAACGATCATAGGTGATATCAAGGTACTGACTAGAATTTGTTCCATTTACTACATAAGCTACTTCTATATGTATTTTTGCATCAACTCTAGTAACAGTAATACTCTGGAAGGTTATCCTTTGTTCCCATGCACCTATTGCTTGTTTTAAAAACTCTTTAATTATAAAACTTAAGGCTTGTGAGTTTGGTTCCTCAATACATTGCCAAAGTTTACTACCAAATTCTTCTTGTCTGAATCTTTGGCCTATCATATAATATAAGATAGAACTTATATTATCTCTGATAAGTTTGAAATCCCCATTGACTGGATACCAACCTCTTTCCCCCTTTTCATTGGTAGTAAGTTGAATAGGATAAGTTACTCCTATACCAACTAAGTCTGTAAAGTAATTCTTTTCCATTAGTGTATACAGGTTTTATCCTCATAATCGTCTACGACAAATTGTGAGAAAGGTTTAGTTACTTGAGTTACAGTAGGACCAGATGAACCTGGTCCAGTAGTTACACCTGAGTGTATATGAGAATTAAACATACTTCGAAGTTGTTCTAGCTCTAATACTAAACTATTTAACTTTTCTGTTAACTGAGAGATATTGATCATTCCACCATTCTCTCCGGTATTTAATATCAGTGAATCCCCAGAAGCTACATTAATATCTTTCTTGGATGACACTATCACATTAGATTCTGAATAAACAGAGATGTTTCCGTTAAAGTAAAGATTTAGAGTACCTTTATCATCATCTATCACCAATAGATTACCTTCTGGTGTAACTATACCCATTTTATTAGGACCATCTAAAGGTTGAGGAATTTGATTCATGCCCCAACCATGGTATTCCCAAAGAGGTTTAGTTGGATCACCAAATTCAAAAGTAATGAATACTATATCTCCAACTTTAGGACTCAGGAATTTAAAGCCATTACTTATAGAACCATGTTGTCCTTTTGGTAAAGCCCAAGCAAAAGTACCACCCATTACTTCAGGTATACATACTTTTACTCTATTCATTTTCTTTTCGGTATCATTATTATCAACAACTATACCTCTATATATCGAATAATATCTACCAAGGCCCTCTATGCCATCTTCAGTTATTATCTTTGCAGTTTCATACCCCATAACTACCTCACTTCCTTATTTTTAATATATTCTTGAAACCTTCTTGTAGCTATCTCCATATAATCAAATTTAACCCAATAGTCGTCGGGTACTTGAATATCTTTTATGGTTATCTTTCCAGGGAATACTTTACCAGAGGAAGTAGTTAAACTACCAGAGGTTACTGCTATACCCTCGGCTTTTTCTATTGGGGTCTTAGCCAATACCTCAGTATAATAAGCCTTTTTCCTAAGTAACTCATCCTTACGTTTACTATCTAATACTTTTCCCTCTTTATCCATAATACCCGATTCAATAAAGTAAGCTACCTCATTATAGGTCCAACTCAAATCTAATTGTTTAGAATTACTCAAAGCTTTCTTATTCTGACCCTTAGAAGTTACGGCATTAGCTTGAGCATCATTAGCTACTACACTTTGAGTGGATAATCCCACTTTGGATGTAGTAGAACCTGCCTTACTTGAATTTCTTACTAATTCTAAACTAGTTATGTATCCCTGACCAGCATCCATAGAATGAGTACATTGTTTTATATACCAAGGCCCAGACCATCGTTTGCCCACATTCTCTAATACTAATATCTGAGAAGAAGCCAATAGAGGTCTTCCAACTACTTGCATCTGACAAATTAGTTTACTCTCTGTATATTTTAAACCTCCATTAGCATTAGCATTAGCTGCCCAAGCCCACTTATCAACTCCCCCATATCTACTGAATAAGTTATGATAAAGTTTATATAGGGGTATCTCAACATTGGCTTTTTTCCAATGCTGAACTTTTACAGTAATACTAAAGATACCTAAGCTTGGGTTTAAAGGGTTTTTGTATTTTATAACTGGTGTATCATCTATAACGGTTGTATAAGGGCCTTGTTTTAAAGCCGCTATACCTCTATAGATACTTTCTTCATCCTCTACTCCCCAAGCAGTAGCCCCACCTTTAGGAGCATGCTCTGGATCATAATCTCTCGGGTCTACATCCTCTATGGTCATATATTCCATTTGGTCTTCACCTTCAAATAAGTACTTACAATCTTTAAGAATGTTGTATAGGTCCTCACTTAAAGTTTTACCATTAACCACATTCTTAAGTGCAGCATTTAAAGCAGCTCTCCGATCTGAGGGAAACTCCTCTTGCTTAATAGTCTTATTGATAATATCTCTTACTTTATCAGTGCTAAGCTCATTAAGAAATTTCTCTTTACCCATATTATAAGCCTCAGCGGGATCAGTAGCAGAATATTCTGCTACTTCTTTATTCCATTTATTATCTAAACGTTTTCTAGCTTCAATAGCAGCCATCATATTAGGATCAGTAGTAAGAGTATGTTTTAATTGCATCTCTCTGATAGTAGCTATATCCTCTGGATTATTCTCAGCACCATACTTACCAACAGAAGTCTTCCAATTTTTATACCAAACCCCATTAGCTTCATTGGCCATTATTTCAGGTAATTTTTCGGTATCATCAATCCCAGTACTCAATACATCTAAGTCTTTACTTTCAGGATTTATAGTAGGAGATAAAGTAGCCTTAACCCTTTTTGTCACTTTTTGAGTAGAAAAGTTAACACTAATCACTTCCCCATTTTCTCCCTGATAGGTATAGACTCTTACCGGTTCTTCATGAAATTTCCTATTGTGTATATAAATAACATCATCCCTAGAATCTATATACCAAGGACCATTACCATAGCCTTTCATTTTTTGTTCCAGTTGGATAAGTATATTCTTACCCACTAAACCAAAGTCACTATCCATTAATGCCTTTAAATCTTCGGGCATACTTACTTGAGCTACTCCACTGTATCTATTAGCATAAAGTACTTTTCCAGTAGTAGTACGAGTATTTTCTGTAGGCACCTGTAGTGACTCATATACTTTATTGCTTATTATCCGTTGTTCCATTACTGAAATATTTCTATGATTACACCTGTCCCATTATTACACCCGTTATCTAAATAAGTAGATAAGCTATTTTCTGATGCCTCAGAAAAATTATAAGGAGGCTGATATCTCAAATCACCAATAGAATCTATACATTGAATCGTAACATGAGTACCAGTAGAATCAAACTTGGCATTAAAATCCCTTACTTTGATAGTTTTAATTGGGCCCGATACAAATTGGCCATCTGGATAAATATATCCCCATTGTAGGCATATTACACTACCCTCTTGTAAAGCCTCAATATCTACCGTATCTGGATCTCCAGTATCAAAAGTAATCGTAGCTAAGTTCTCTTTTTCTTCATCGTACCTATAGTTCCAAGTACTAATGTAAGCTCCAAGAGGTATACCTGTAATGGGATTCATTATGGGCATACCTCTAAAATCGAATAGAGCCATATATGGTTGGCCCATTCCATTATATAATATTGGTTTCTGTTTAGCTGCCATACGTTGGTATCCTTATTATGGTTCCACTTTCCAATTCTTTAAAGGGATTTAAGATACCATTAGCTTCTGCAATGATATACCACTTACCAGAATCTTTAAAATACTTATAAGCAATATTCTGTAAAGTTTCGCCATCTTTAACTGTATGTTGTAGATCATTGGAAGAAGACGGTACTGAAACTATTGGTGATTCCAAAGAATAATCTCCATCACCGTAGTTTATGGCATAGGCACTGTTATAAGGACTTGCTCCTATTAAGTATTGGTTAACATCAATCATATTTAATACCTTTCGTCTTTTTAAGTGAATCCGAATTTATAAAATCCCCATAGGATAAGTTATATGCACTTACTCTCTTGAAAATTAATTCTTGAGTAGCTGCTGCAGGTAATAACCTACCATTACCAAAAGTTGCCGGTTTACCGGGTACTCTTATTCTATAGCCATTCTGAAAATTTTTCAGAGTATAAGTTGCTGAAGTAATAATATAGTGATGATCATCAAATAAGCCAGAACTTCCCCATTCTATTTTGATGATTGGGGGAGCAGACTGATACCCATTGGATTTAGACCATGCTTCTAATAGCCTACATTTATTTACTACCTCTTCGGGATTCTCTGGGTCATTACAGTACCAAGATACATTAAACTGAATAATGTCCTCAGCTCCAGTATAGTGGTACATAGGTACATTACGTCCCATAGACTTAATAGTTGCCCAGGTAGTTTCACCCCTAAAGTCCAATTCTGGTGGCCTATTTTGTAAGACAATATGTTGAGTAGGATTAACTGACATATTGTATATCCTTATCTCATTCTGATATATAATCTCAGTTTTTACTTCAAAGTTTCGGTAATTAGTAGTATTCTTATTCCCTTTTGCTGGGTCTACTCCTTCTCCTTCTTCCATTCTGGGGAATTGTAATTCCATCCTCCATTTCGCTTGGAGTTGTTTATTCAGAGTTGGGTTTTTAGAAGATATCTGAGCTTCTCCAAAAACACCATTAGGGTCATAGAGTTTCCCCTTTGGAGCATCATCCTTTGGTAGAATTGAAGTAGCTCTATTGAGTAATATCCTTGCTCTCCATAGTTTATTCAAGGGTCCAGTAAGAACTCCTGAAGTATCCCGTGTAAGGTCATTATATTTTTCAACAACCTTACCTGCTGCTTTATTTAATACTCTAGCCATGATATGTATATTTATAATCCTAATGCTACACCAGTATAATCTTGTTGGGAACCTAAGGAGTAATCTCCTAAGATTTCTCCATCTACACTTATGTTAATCTTACCATCCTTTAACCCATCCCTAATAGCTGACCTCATAGCATTTAAAAACCTCTCTTCATTCTGAGCCCGAATAGTAGTAGGATCTTCTTGATCTCTACCTTGAGCATCAGTATTCCTATCAACAGAACTTATAAGTCTACTACCCACTTCTACTAATAATGGCAAACCTACCGTAATAGCTGCTCCCCAGGGTCCTCCAAGTAATCCCAATAATCTACCTCCTATAGAGGCTAATCCTTTAGTAGCAACAGTTTTAGCAGCTTGTTTACCTGCTTGGTTAACTATGGTACCACCCACTGCACCACCAAGAAGTGAAGTAGCTGGTGGCATTCCTGGGTTCGGAGTTTTAACATACCGGCCAGTTTTGGTATTATAAAACCTACCAGCTTTATTCATACTAACCCCACCCATCATCATTTGTAATTGCACCAGAGTTCTCATATGATTCACCATGCTTATCATATGAGTTTCCATAATAGCAAACTGAGTATTAGTCTTAATAGCTGCTGTAGACATACCCTCAGTAGAAGCTGTAGCAATTGTTTGCAAATAACCAACAGACCTTATGATACCTCTTACGGTATTGAATCCTGCAACAATGGTACCAACTACTACTCCAGTAGCAGCAACTCTAAGTGCAAAACTTCCACCCCAAGTTTCAGCCATGGAGTTTATTACGCCCACTATCTTTTGACCAACTTGTAGGATGGGTGTAAAGACTCTGCCCAAAGCAGCACCTGCAGTAACGGTTAAGTTTTCTAAACTAGATTCCCATTGATCTATTACACCGGCATCCGTTTGAAGCCTTTCTTCATTGAGCCTATTTACTGCCCCAATATTTTGATCATAGGTTGCAAGTATTTTACCCATCTTATCTCTACCAGAAGCAATGTCCCTAAGTACGGGAAGCATACCTCTATTACCACGAACTCCAAAGATATTGAAGAAGGTTGGGGTTTCGATTCGTGAAGGTAAATCTATTGCGGCCTTAGCAAACTTTTGATAGATAGTGTAAAGGTCTATAAGATTACCCTGAGCATCAAAGAATTCATCGGGGCTTAAGCCTAAGTCTGCTAAAGCGTTATAGCCTTTTTGTTTTTGGTTAACAAGGGATAGTTGTAAGTAACGTATCATATTAGCAAGTGAAGTACCTGCCATAGAACCCTGTATACCCATATCTCCCAATACGCCAATAGCAGCAGCCGTTTGTCGAAGGTCTACTCCAGCAGTTGCCATATCTGCCCCTGCATAAGATATAGACTGGGCTAAGTCTGTTAAAGATATATTTGCATTAGTAACAGCAGTAAATAAATCATCGGTTACTCTAGCGGCATCAGTCATTGGTATTTGGTACATTGACATGATGTTAGTCATCAAGTCAGCTACACCACCTTTCTGTCCTACTGGCATAGTAAAGATTGAAGCAAGCTTAGATGCTGGCCCAATCATTTCTTTAATGGCATTAAACTTATTACCTGCCATAGCTAGGTACCTTTGTCCTGATGCCACATCGGCAGCCGTAAGAGGAGTTATCTCATTGACATCTTTGGCCAATTGTAACATTTCCCTTTGCTCTGCAATAGTAGCACCAGCAATCTTCGATGCTGTCCAAACTTCATTCTGAACACCCGCAGAGTACTTATAGGCCTTTGCCATCCCCCCTACGAGCTGCATTCCGAAGTCCATTGTATTGGAAGCTGACATCTGAATACCTCTATTCCAAGTACTCATGTCATTCATCATGGTTCTGAATGATCCAGATATCTTGCCAGCCTCTTGAGAGAATCGGTCCTTTAATACCATGGCAACACCGACCTCTATTATACTCCTACTGGTATTCATAATTTATTTTCTTTTCTTTAATTGTTTATAATATTGTTCAGCCATTTCCTTGAATATTTTCCTAATTCGATACGGAAGACGTAAAAAGCCGAAATAGTCTAAGGCTATCTCGGCTCTAGTGATATAAACAAAATCACTCTCTAACATTACTCTTCCGTCAGGTAGAAAAAACTTGGAGCCCATATAATAGGATAAGTTCTTTCTTCTCCGGTTACTGGATTAGTAATATGAGATTCTCCTTTGAATATTGGATCTATAGAAGCAACCTGTTTTCTAATTTGAGCCATATCTTTAGCAGTGAAGATAGCAAAGTTTTCTACTACTTCCCATTTACCATCTACCTCTAAGCAGAGGTTTCTACATAAAAGAGGAGCATTTTTAGTTTGCTTATCCAAGGGCATTGATACTAATTTTTGTTCTCCATGGCCGTTCATACAGTCAAATTTGATTAGCTTACCTGAATCAAGGGTTACTTCATGATCTTTGAGTCTCTTGCCATAGGGATAGAATGGGATAGCATCGGGTTTCTTATCCATCTCTTCTTCATTGGGGCTATCACTAAAGTCGAAAAGGAATTCATTTAGATCTTGGCCATAAGTTACTTTACCTCCATTCTCTTTACCCCAATCATATTCAAATTCTACTTCTTCACCCAGAGAAAAAATACGGGATTGAAATATAATACAATATCTGTCATTAACTGGAAGACTAAGTGCATCTTCCACAGTTAATTTACCCGTAGGTGTAACATCGGTTTTTACTACGATGGCAGAGATGAACTTAGTTATGTTCATCAAATTTTTCATATCACTAAGGTTGCTAAGAATGTCTTCATCAGCACCATTTTGTTCTCTGATCTCATATTGATAACCAGAGGGTCCGGTAAAACTAAATGTTCTAAATTCCATATAAATAAATTTAATTGATTACAAATGTTCATAGTATTCCCTATAACAACAAGAAAGGGGTGAGCTCCTATCACAGGAATCCCACCCCTCCACCGAATCTTAGTAAAAATTGACTAAGGAATTAATATTTGTCTGCAGTACCAACTGAGAACTCAATAGACTCAATGGTATTCTCTGAAGCCATTCTATCCAAATCAAGGCCAGTAATTTTACAGGGCCAAACTTCTTCATAGATGTGGGTATTAAGAACGGAGACTCCATCTTCGGCAAGTTCGTTTACTATTGCAGTTTCCCAGTATTGGCTTGGTACCAATCCTCCACCAACTATCATGTCTTGGCAAGAATAAAGCCAATCATGAAGCCAGGTATCAGAACCTGCAGTAGTCATAAGTTTCTCTACTACCAAATTGGATACTGTTACCCTACCGGCAGTCTTAACGTCTCTATTAATATCTCCATGAGCTACCTGATCAATTTCTACATCTGGCAAAGTACAAGTTTGAAAGAGGTATGTATTGATAGGGTGCTTAGGAAACATAATACTCCAAAGAAACTTCTTTCTTGGATTTTTTACTTTTGCTCCCATTATTTATAAGTGTTTAAGCGTTATTATTTGTTTCTACAATTGATACAGACTTAGAAGCCGCCTCAATTACGATCTCCATAGTTACCTCTTGCATAGGAACTACGTCCTTATACTTAAGGATAGCACGGTATTTACCTTGACGAGCATCTGCCTCATTGTTAACCGAGAGGTCATCCCAAGAAGTTGCATCTTGGTCACCCATCCAGGTATATTCGGTCATGGCATCTTCATCTACCAAAGAATCTAGAGTAGGTTTAACCTCCAACCAAATTCTCTTCCAAGTACCCCAAACGTTAGGCTCTTCAATATACTTATTAAGTACAGGGCGAAGGAACTTCTTCAGATAAAGATTAAGCCTTACTATTGAAAGGAATCTTTCTGAATCTTGTTTTACTTGAGATGAGAAGCAATGCCATAGCATAGTTTGTTTACCAGCATCCGGAGTATCTTTAATTACCATCTCATTGATATAATTCTGAGCAAGTGTATTCAGTTCATTATACCTAGAGGGTGAACCATAGTTTGAACATACTGGGCCAATGGCATCCGGAATAACTCCACGGTTCATACCAGCAAAGGATTTCCAAGGACCGTATTGAGTAGCAGAAGCATCTCCCAAACCAACAATAGTTCCCACTACATCGGAATCTTGAAGATTACCGTTTTCATTGTAATATTTAAGTCCACCACCAAAATAGGCAATGTACTTAGAGTTACCTACAGTACCAAGGCAAGTCTGTACCCAAGTAACCTGAGCTTGGTAATCTCTCGGTTGTGTACCTTGAGTATAATGGGTTAAGTGTTTCGGAACTTCGATATACAGTACCCATTCCATTAATTCTTTTGCCATATCGGCAGCAGCCTTATATACTTTGAGTACATCGGCATCAGCAGTAAGGTGTTGAGAAATATGAGAAATGAATAACTGGTAGAAATCCGTATAATCCTTTACCAAGTCCAGAGAAGCAATCCATTCATCGGCAGTAGGATTAGAACCAGCACTACCAATAGTACCGGTAAACATTTTCTCTGTATCAGTAGGAGCAGCCCCACCTACGGTAACCGTAACCGCATTTTTAGTACCATCTACACTCTCGGTTAACCATTTGATTAGGTTCTCGAAAGATGAGCCTGCTACAACTACCGGTTTGAGATATTCAGAGTTCTTAGCAAATGCACTAAGAGCAAGATAGTCTACCGAAGTATTATTGTTATCATCGGCAGTCTTATAAGTTACTACCGGACCTTGTTCAAGTACCTGGCCATTGCCTGAATAGATTTTATAATACAAGGTGTTAGATTGTTTATAGAAACCTACCTGGAAGGTATCAGTACTACCGATTGGGTCTCCATAACCTTTGGTTACCAATCCCAAACTATAAGTAGTTCCACCAGAAGCAATGGTTATCAATGCTGCAGGAGTAGCAGGGTCTGGAGTAGCAGAAGCAGGTGCTATACCTTCCTCTTCGGATTTAGCAACTGTTTTAGCCTTGCCTGCAGTTACAGCTACTGTACCTTGAGTAGCTCCCTTACCAAGCACTCGAATAACACGAAGCTTAGAACCACCTTGCAAAGCCTTTTCGATATTTGATACAGAACCATCTGGTACAATTTCAGAACCATAGATTCTTTGGAACTGAGAGAATGTAGAGATGATTTCTGAAGGGTCATCGTATGGACCTTTGGTAGTTCTAGCCAATACACAAGAAACTCCTAACATAGGAGTAGTTTGAAGAACGTTGTTGTTCTTAAACTTGAAATCAACATGAGGTGAAGTTGGCATAATTCTATTGTGATTAAAGTTAATTACTCGTTTAATTTATACCTTAGAGTATTGTACCTATCCTTTAGGTACCTTTAACTCTAACATTTCGTTTTCGTTTTGTTCCAATGTCCCAATGAGAACTGATATATCCCTGATGGGAGTAAGAGCACCATCTTCCAAAGCTTTCTCTGGAAGTATACCATCCTTACAAGTATAAGTGTATACTTTCTCTAATATCCCATGTTCTACATCTGGATGGTCATAGTAGTTACCTATTTCAATAAATAGATTCCCAGTTGGAGCAATTCTCCCCTCCTCCCATTCTTCTAAATCATTGAAATAGGGTCTTATGTATCCTCTCGATGGCAAAGCAGTGTATAATATATTATGTAGTAATCTCATATCTGCTTGCGTTTGAGAAACGAGGTGTACATCAATAGTGATATCCTTAGTTTCATAAGGGAATTCTGAAGACTGATAATTACCGTCTTCTAACTTATCACCGATAATGTATTTTTCTATTCCAATATCTCCCGAGTAATACCCCTGTAATTCCAGAGTTATACGAGGGAGTGTCTTAGGACCCTTTACCTGATTATTACTTACTCCCCAAAGAGGTATGAACTTTTTCATACCATTCATATCTTCAAGGAATCTTTTCTCATTCTGTGGAGAGAGCGGTAAATAATCTTCAGGATTTAAGGTAAGACCATTCTTCAATAATACGTTGAGTAAACTTATATAGAAAGTTCTTTCAACTACTTCCTCTGAATTTACCATATTGTTATGTATTTACCAAAATAAACCTGCCAGTTTTGGTTTGCCCATTGGAACTAAAAGAGGCATCCCAAGTAACACTAATAATTCCACCTACCATAGCACTATTAAAGTGTACTACACAAGTCATTTGATTAATGAAAGTGTTTACTACACTCGAGGGATAATCAGTAATATAAGCTTCCCATGGTACAGGGTCCCCTATTATTCCAAAGTTACCAGTCTTATGTTCAGCTATGGTAGGTATTTTAAAGGGTTTAACAGACTTAGATACTTCAGTACCATTAATGTTAATATACTCATAACCCTGAACAGTTACTTGTTTAGAAGCATTTTGATTGGCAAAGCCATGCCCGGCATGAGGAGTGGGCTCGAAACCATAGGCTTCCGTTCGTTTTCCAGGACCTTGAACTATGGTTAGATCTACGGATAGTCTATCCCCAGAATTCTGTACTATCCTTACTGGAACTTCTCTGGATAATGGTACATAAGTTGATGGATTATAAGTTGGGTTATATGAAAGAGTTTTGAAAATAACCTTTCCAGGGTTATTACCATCGCCAACTTCTGTAGTAATATCTAACCAATCTGAATTACCTTCAACTGAAAAGTTTATGGAACGATATACCTCTTGAGGTTGATCATTTACGTATTTCTGTTCATAACTATATACCGATAATTCTTTGGTTTCATTTCTCTTAGAACCAGTAAATTGATCTAAACTCGTTGGTTCGATACGAAGAAAACTCCTCCAAGTTTCTACAGAAGGCGGAGCACCCTTTTGTACTAAAGTAATCTCCCTTTCTACTCCCTGAACTACTACCTTTATTACTTGGTCCCTAATCGATTCCGAATCATTAACCGATTTGGGTTTTACAGTAATTGTAGCAGGGCCAATACCAGATAAGGGAGATATATCAAAATCTTTTGCCATTATATTTTTCTTATTTCGTTTCTAACTGCATTACGTATTTCCTTCATAAGGCCTTTCTTTCCACCAGCTGCTTTATAAGCAGGACCCCATAAAGGACGAGGAGGTAAATTACCATCTCTACTACCATACTCTAACATGATAGCTATCTGGTTTAGGGTTTTTCTAGAAGTCTTACCAGTATAGGTAATCTTCCTTATTCCAATTGGTAATCCCACAAAAGTTCGTTTTCTACCTTTTACCAAAGTAACTGATCTGGCATATTGACCCGTAAGGTGTAACATAGTATGATCACCATATTTCCTAATGGTCCCAGGTGCATGGGGTGGCCAAGATACGTTAGAACCTCTTGGAGGTACACCAGTATTTAAACTTCGTCTTACTATACGAAGAAGTTGATTGCCAAACCTTTCGGTACCTTTCGCATAGCCTTTGTTTAAGATACTTGGGGTTTTAGCAATCAACTTTGCTGCACGAGCTTGTTCTCGTTTATCTACGTATATTTCTAAAGGACCAATTGGAGTCGATAGTGTAATATTAACCGACTTACTTGGCATAATTCTTATTGTTGTTTAGGTTTATCCAATCCCAATTCTTTAGCAATCCTCAATAAAAGAGTTTCTTGATTAGTTAACCTTTCATCCATAGATAACTTAAACTCTTCAAACTCAGGAGCTGGTTTATTGGGAGCTAACTGTTGATTAATAGAACCAAGAATATTATCACATTCAGAAACAATAGCCTCGAATTTCGATGTATTATTTAAGATATTTAAGGCATTCTGCTTTTGCATAGCTACCTCATTTATAATATTCTCAAGGTTAGTAGTATAATATATACCATTATAAATACCCTCATTCACATTTGTTGGTAAGTAGAGGGTAACTTGAGATATTGAATCTTGGATTACTAATTCGATACTATTAACAAAACCCTCTTTGCCATTAGAGGCCATGGGTTTACTTTCACCAACTTTTAATACTCTGGCTTGATCAAAGATTGGGTAACCAGACCTACGGTCTTTCTCTAAGGTGAAGATTATATCACCTTTCTGTACTTTTTGAAAAATCAATTCTTCCATGTCACTTCCTATTTATTAAGTTTAAACCAAAAGATACTGCTCCAGAATTCTTTTCCATGAAGTCTACCAATTTTAAGAATTGATAGTATCCAAACTGATCAATGAGTACCTGAGCTTTATTTGCTACTTGTTTTGCTATCTCTGCATTGGGAGCAGGTAAAGCTACTTGTATAGTGAATTCTGTGAGTTTTTCTTGTTCCATAATTCCTTAGTTTTTCGGTATAGACGAAAAAAGGAGTACACCCTAAATAGATGCACTCCTTTCTATCACTTTTAATTCAAAAGATTAAGCAGTTGTTGTAGTCGGTTTCAAAGCAGCAACTACCTGGCTGATAATGTTTTGATCTCTCTGAGCATCAACTACACGGTTAAGACGGGCAATCTCTTGATCCTTAGCGGTGTTCTCTATGAGACACTTATTTCCTGTTGGCCATTCTTAAGATCACAGCAACTATCATTACATCCGCGGTCGGCTACTATTACACCTTCACCTCCGCTTTTAACTTCTACTCCCATAGACTTAGTTTTTAAAAGATTAATACTTGAGTTAATTATACATTAAATATAAAGCAGTGTTGTACTTTATTATCCTATACTGAATACGTAGTTGTATGTAACCACTCCAGCATTTTGTTGAGCTACTACATTTAGTTGTCTTCCTGATTCTGTTTGAACAACAGTGAAGGTATGGCTACGGCTACTTTCCGATGTATTCTCTGAAGCAGTTGCTCTTATTACATAATACCCATAACTACTGTAAGTTGGTGTAGGTATGGATAACCAAGATGGTAAGTTTGTAGTATTTATAGGCACCGGATAATTATCAGAAGTTTCTGTACCATTAACTACCTTTTTCTTATAAGAGGTTATTGGTAATTCATAAGTTGCCTCCAATGCAGGAAAGGTACTCAATATAGAATTATCATAGATCTCGAAATAATAATTATAAGTTATATCAACGGCACCTTGTTCGATAGTAATCGACTTAGATGTAGCACCTGAATATGAGGCTGTTACAGTACAACTTCTAGCTGAACCGGTGTTCTCTGAAGCTGATACGGTGGTACCACTTAAACTAAACCCAGAACCACTAATACTTAAACTTGGTGTATCACTTCTACTAGAGCCTGTAGAAGTAGCCCCTGAAGTCCAATGATTAGTAGTTGGTATACTTACACTAGCATAAATAGAAGTAGAATCTCCCCTATTACTAAAAGTATACTTACCAGCTGATAAACTTATAACTGGGGTACCATTAGTAACTCTTTCTACTTGGTTAGCTTGTTGATATACTGCCACCGAGGGTACACTAACAGATTTACCGTTTAAAGAGATGGTACCACTTAAACTACCAACCTGAGTTCTACTTTTCGCAGTAGTTCCCAAAGATCCAACACTAACCGCAGAACCATAACTAATAGTACCTCCAGAAGTAATGGTTCCCCCACCCATATCGTTACCATTCCATCCCCAAGTTTGAGAATATCCTGGTAAAGTAGAATAAGAACTAATTGTACCTCCACTTGCTGGTATATCGGAAACTTTAGGATTAGAAGTTATGGAGATATCACCGTAAGTAATAACCCCAGCTTCCTGAGTACAAGATATGGTTAATGTCTTCCCAGTCTCAGCCTGAGTATATGTAACTGTTCCATATCTGGCAGAAGTAGATTTATTCTCACTCATATGTATATTATTACCAGTACCATCAACATCCCCAGAGTTTCCTCTAGTATAATTTATATTAATTGTACTACCATAAGTATGCCCATTTCTATATTCTTGCTTATATGAAAATACCCCGATACTGAAAGTGCCTCCCATTTTTGTAAAGGAAAGTTCTGATAGATTAGAGTCAAATCTGTACTCCCAATTTTGAGTTGCTGCTGCTTGAACAAAAGTACCAGTAGCAGTTTTACCCGATTCGTCTTGAATAAAAGTTATGGTATCCGATCTACCAGTAAGTTCTAGATTCTCAGTAGCATAGTAACCCTCGTCGCGTTGAGATACCCAAGATGGTAAGCTATAAGTATGATTTACACCTATTGGTGACCCACTTTTAACACCATCCAGGTATTTTTGTTTATTAGAGCTGACTGTAAAGAAAGCCGGTGTAGCAACCCCTCCGATAGCAGGGAAATTCAAAGTCGGATTGATTACATGAATATTATATTTATAAGTTACCTTATGAACATCTTCTATCTGTACAGTTTCATTATCACCATAGGAACTTGCATTGGATAGCTCCAACCCAATATAATCTTCTCCCGTTCCTGTAGGAGAGAGTGCTAACAATTCAGCCTTGGTAGGACAGTCATTACCATCCCTACCAAGGCCTACTTTAGTTTTGACAGCACTCCAAGTTGCTATCTCTCCCATAATATTATTCTGATTTAAGTTCTTGAATTTCTGCCTTCAAAGTCTTAATCTCATCATAAAGAAGTTTAATACCTTCGATAGCCAAAGTTGACATCTTATGATATTTAACTTGTTTTACGAGTACATATTCTTCCCCGTTGATCTCTATAGTTTCGAAATCCTCAGGGTTATCAACTTGGGATTTTTCTACTGGTGCCTCATCAACGTATTTACCGAATCCCAATGCTTCAAGGTTTTGAGCAATAGTTCCCTCATCCTCCTTACCATTCATATTGAATGATTTAGTGGGTATCTGGCAAATCTGTTCCAGAGTATGATTCAAATCTTTAAGATTAGATTTGAGTCGAATATCTGAGGATTCTTTCCAGAAACCAGAAGGGGCAGTAGTCTTAGCAAATACTACCTGGTCGGTAGTACCCAATCCTAACTGACCTCTTGTTACGGTATGAGGATTATCCTTTCTTCCAGCATGGGTATCAATAGAACTTTGAGCAGCAGTACCTGCAGCCTTAGCATCTGCAATAGAAGCAGCTTGTGCAGTAGATACTGGTTTATCTGCATCCGAAGTATTATTGACATTATCCAATCCAACTTGAACTTTTGTAACTAAATGAGGATTAGCTCTATCTGTAAGGTGAGTATTTACTACAGCCTCTAATGCAGTTAAATCAGAATCAGTATTTGCCACCAAATCATCAACGTAAGTTTTTAATTCTATACGAAGATCATTAATAGCATTGGTACGATTAGTTGCCTCATTCTCAATAGCCTGAGGTAATGTCTCATCAAGATTAACCTTATCTTGAGCAGTCATAACTCCTGCAGTAGTTTTGGTTACTGCCTTAATCGACCTGAGTATATTCTCTACTGGTTTATAAATACCTTTATTACTATCAGTTTTGGATCTTCTAACATAAGTGAGATTAACTTTGTCCAGGGTGTATGTAAAAGATTCTAAGCCGGATACCAATACAGAAGGCAAACTACTAGATACTTCCTCTAAAACTTTACCTCTATTGCCTTCAAAAGCAGTACCCGCAATTTCCCCAATAATAAGGGAAGAAGTATTAATATCTACGAATCTTTCCCCTGACCAACGGAATTGATATGCAGGTTCATCCTCAGTGATGTTGATATATATCTTACCTGATTCTCCTACTATGGGTGTTTGATGGTCTGTATCGGAATATAATTGGATATTTGTAAGACCTCCAGTAGGACTTATATCATAAGTAGCATATACTTCAATTGCATCATCTACATATGAAGGCAAGTGATTAGCTGGGATTAGTGCATTTTCATCAAGGGGAGCAAAACCATTAGCTTTACCTTTCATTGCTACAAAGTCATCATGCTTAGATTCTAGAGTATCAATGTTTGTTTGCAACTTATTATCTAAAGCAGTATCTGCATCTTCTCTAGCTTGGGATTCCTGGGAAATGGTATTAGGTAATGTCTCATCTAAGTTAACCTTATCAGCTGCAGTCATAACTCCTGCAGTAGTTTTAGTAGCTCCAGGTAAATCGGTATACAAATTACCAGATGCCACATAAGTTCCGCTTTCTGAGGATACTCTGGATATGGATTGGGCTAAAGTCACCTTATCTAATTCCAGAATAATATTCTTGGGTTCTGTAAGCCATACCTTAGGCATAGAATCAAATAACTTCTTATCTGCAGCAGATTGTACACCGGCTTTTTCTACAGTAGAAGCTGATATAGTAATTGGATTCTGTTCTACTGTACCATCTTCAATTAGGGTTTTACTAGCAGCAATGCCTACTGAAGTTTCATTTGGAGTTACATCCCCAAGAGCAAAATTAGCAGTAGTAATTCTATCTAATTCTACTTTATCTTTAGCAGACAGGGTACCTGCATTAGTTGCAGATACTTGCGGCAAGTCAAAAGTTTCGATAGTATCTGCATTTAAACCATTATCTTTAGTTATTGTTACTGTTACCTTATTAGCATCTGAAACTGCAGAGATATCGGTTAAAGCATTTGGGTCTAAACCATCTAACTTAACTTTATCTGTAGCAGACATAACTCCAGCAAGAGTTTGAGTTGCCTGGAGAATATTCTTTGTAGCCTCTGCTTCTTCTCCATACTGATTATTTGACTTATCCTTAGTTGAAGTCTTTACCTTGAAAGATAATTGGGTAGCAGTTCTACTCACAGTACTTACATCAGTAACCATAGTATCTGGTAAAGCCTCCGAAGTTGCTTCCTCAGCTACCAATCTTTCCTCATGATCATCTGTAACACCAGTAAACTTATTATCCAAGGCGGTATCTGCATCGGTTCTGTCTTGAATTTCTTTATCTAGACGTTTACCCAAGGCAGTATCTGCAGCAATACGAGCAGCTTCCTCTGCATCGATATTATCTTGAAGAACTTTATCAGCTGCCTTTCTTTCTTCTCTCTCGGTGTTGAGATTGGAAGTATTTTGATCAATCTTTGCTTCTAATCTAATATCCTCAGCTTTACGAGCAGCGATTTCATTATTCAGCAAATCAGTAATTGCCGTATAGTTACCGTTAATATTATCTTGAATACCCTGGATTAATTCCAGGTTACGTTGGATATTAGCCGTATTCTGAGTTACCAGAGCATTCGTAGCATTCAGAGAAGTTAATAACTCAGTACGGGTCTCACTTACATAAGTCCTCAACTCATTTACTGTAGTAGTAAGAGTAGTACTTAAGTTAGTAAAAGTTTGTTGTAGAGTATTATCTCCCTGTTCACGTAAATTCTTCTCAGCTTCGAGCTTATTCTCCAACTCGGTAAGCTTAGCAGTCATAGTTGCTGCGAAATTTGGATCATCTCCCAATGCCTTAGCAATCTCAGCCAAAGTATCCAGTACCTCTGGGGCAGAACCAATAACCCTTTGGATTGCCTCATTTACTTCCTCTTCAGTTTGATAATCTGAATCATTTAACAACTGGGATACCTTGGTAATGTAGTTTGCTTTTTCCTCAATCCCATTAAGCTTAGCATAAAGAAGATCAGTAAAGTCATTAGATGACAGTACTTTACCATCAACCTTATCAACTTTCTTTTCATCAAGAACTTCATCTGCAGCTATGCGATCTGCTTTCTCTTGAGCTAAAGCATTATTGATAAGAGTATCCTGATTAGCTCTCTCGGTTGCTTCTTTATCAATATTATTCTGAAGTAAAGTATCTCCTGCTAATCTCTCATTCTTCTCGGTAAGCATCCCTTGATTAACAGAAGCCATGTCATCTTTATGGTTCTGAAGGTTAGTATCAACCTTAGCTTCGATAGAATTCTCTTTAGCAATAGCCCTTTCTTTTTCGGTATTAATAGCAGTGGTATTACCATTTACCTTCTCTTCTAATTTAGTAATAGCCGTAGTATTACCAGCCTCTAGAGAATCAATACGAGCCCCCAATGCTGTATCAGCATTAGTTCTATCGGTTTTCTCTTGATCGAGCTTAGTATTAAGTTTATCTATCTCTGATTCGAGAGCTTGTTTGGTATTATCCAATTTCGAAGTCATCTCGGTTTTCAAGGCAGTATCTGCATTGGTACGATCTGCTACTTCTTTATCGAGATTAACCTGGAGAACTTGATCTGCGGCAATTCTTTCTGTACGTTCAGTATTCAAATTGATGTTTAATGTATCAATTCTAGAACCTAAAGAACTGTCTGCATTGGTACGGTCCACAATCTCTTCGTTAATCATATCCTTAACTTCCTTGTAGTTATCACCTACAGTCTTAGTTAAGTTTGTGATTGCCTCTGAATTTCTTTCGATATTGTGTTCATTCGTAGCAATAGCTGTTGTGTTGGCATTTACCTGAGCAGTAAGTTCATTACGTAAAGTATTGATAGAATCTTGAATACTTAAGGCCAGTTCTGAAACACGTCTGTTAACATTATTCAAACTAACCGTGTAAGCATCATCGGCAGTCTTTCTATCGGCAATTTCCTTATCCAGACTTGCTTGAATGGCTGCATCGGCATCTTTACGGTCTTGGATTTCTTTGTTAAGGTTATCCCTTACAACTCCAAGAGCAGTATCACTATCATCTGATTTATTATCAATGTATTCTTTTAACTTAGCTTCAAGAGCAGTATCAGCATCTTTACGAGATTGAACTTCTGTAGCTACTTCAGCACTATTTGCTTCATCACCTGCAATACGGTCCTCTATTTCCTGATTAACCTGTTCAGTAATAGCCGCCAATTTCTTGGTGATAGTTGTAGCAAAATTTGGATCATTACCCAAAGCATCGGCAATCTCTTTAAGGGTATCAAGTACTTCAGGGGCAGCACCTACAATTTCTTGAATAGCTGCTTTTACTTCGTCCTCGGTTTGGAAACCTGAATCGTTGATAAGCTGAGATAAATGGGTAATATAGTTGGCATGTTCTTCAATACCGTCCAACTTAGCTTTGAGTATATCTGTAAAGTCATTCTTAGTTAATGAATAACCCTCTCGTTTATCCACCTTTTGATTATCGAGATCGATATCGGCATTTTCACGAGCCATAGCCTCTGCAGCAATTGCCTCGAGTAATTGGGCTTTATCGGCTTGGCTCTGTAATTTTATATCCTCGATTTTATGATCAAGGACTAAATCCTGAGCAGCTCTTGTAGTTGCTTCTGAATCTATATTATTCTGTAATACCTGGTCAGCAGAAGTACGAGCTTGTGCTTCTTTATCAATGTTACTCTGAAGAAGGTTATCTGCATTTGTACGATCGGCTACCTCTTTAGAAACTTCATTGTGAAGAACTTGGTCCTCCGAATGACGGTCTACCTTTTCCTGGTCGATTTTACCTTGAAGAGATTGGGTATCGGCTTGACGATTGGTAATTTCTTCATTAATCTTAGAATCTAAGATAGTATCGGAGTTTGTACGATTAGAAACTTCTTCGGCAATTTTAGAAAGCACCTCAGCTTTATCATTAATATGTAAAGTTTTGAGTTCATTTACACTTTCTTTAATTTCATTGTCTGCCGCAATTCTATCATCTTTCTCTTGTTGAATGAGCCCTTTGAGTTCATCTTCAAGTTGATCATTCTTCTCATTTACCTTATCCTCTAAGTTTTTGATATCCTCAGCATTCTTATCAACCTTTTTTTCTACACGGTCAATTTCAGCTTTTAAATCTGATTTAACTGTATCGATCTTATTGATAATCTGTTCTATTGCATATTCTAAGTCCTGCTCAACTGCTGCAACTGCTGCACCTAAAGCAGCTTCTGCCTCTTTAGCACGATTTATCTCTTCAGTTAAAGCAGTACGTAATTCTGTTAACTTATTAGTAATGGTAGTAGCAAAGTTGGGATCATTACCCAAAGCTTCTGCTAATTCTTTTAAAGTATCAAGTGCATCATCAGCACCATCAACCAAATCACTGATTGCTTTCCTAACATCTTCATCAGTCTGGAATTTTAAATCATTCTCAAGCTGAGAAACTTTAGTGATGTAATTAGCATGTTCTTCGATTCCATCTAATTTAGCTTTAAGCTCATTAGTGAAATCATTCTCGGATAAGCCATAGCCTTCTTTCTTATCTACCTTATCTTTGATAGATAGTACGAAAGCCCAGAACTCATTTATAGTTCCTCCAAAGCCAGCACGAACAAAGTCATCATAGTAACCTTGTAATAACCGCTGATCAATTTCTTCGCAGGTATAATACTTACTTACATACATATATTTTAATATTTAGGGTTAATTACTGCACGTTGTCTTCCGATTAAGAATTCGGAATCGATGTCTCTGAAAGGTTCCCCTTCTGAACCACAGAAAGCATTCATTGGTACATCTGGGTTTTCTGGATCAATATCCCCTCCATCTTCTATATCTCCTCGTATACAAGCATAATCAGGGAGCCTATTTACACGGAATTTTATTACCTGGCCTATACCAGGATGAGGTATTATTTTATCCCAAATATCTCCGAAATAATCTTGAAAGCAGGTGACAAATTTGTTACCGGTCATCGATTGAAATGCCGTTACATCATTGCCATTACCTTTCATTTCAATATGAACTCCAGAGGTACCATTAAGGATAATCATGTTACTATCAAACCAAATCCCACTGGTTGTAGTAACTGGTGTCCACCTCAGTACTAACATCTTTGCCATATACTTAATTTTTATTCTACAAATTCTACATTCGTATCTCGGTCTCTCTTTAGGATAACCATGAAAACTAAAGCCTCATCCTTAGCTTGAGCAGTTTGAGTATCACCAGATGGTTTATAAGTAATCCCATTGATTATGAATCTATCCTGTTCCCAATTAAAATCCCAATAGCCTTCCGGTGTAAGATAACCGATGTTTTCTATATATGATTTAGAAATTAGTATTGATAAGTTTTCATCATCTAATTCTCCAGTAACTGTTGCCTTATTTATAGGCCAGTTTCTGAAAGCATTGTAGTAACATAAAGCTTCTATGGGGATATTATAATATCTAGGAGTACTATCTTCTGCATGGCTAAGAAGTTGATTAACATGCTTAGCCCAAGTTATGGTTTGTCTACCGGCATCCCAATCTAAGAAATCAGTGATAATTTTCTTGTATCTATCCCAAGAGCGGTTCTTAACCATTCTCCAGGGTTCTTTCGTCATTACTCTTTAATTAAAAGTTTACTATTACCTCCTTTGACAGGTGCACTTGGATTAGGTCCATCCAATATTCCAGGTTGTCTTTTATTAACTACCCTTGGAACTACTGTTCTAAATACTTCATCACAGAAGGGTAAGTAGATCTCTAATCTTGAAGCTAATGTACAAAGGTTCTTTCTTAATTCATCTATTAGACCACCAGGTTGCATCGCTTGAGAAAGTGTTTTCCATAGTGAGCTTGCAGAATCTGCCAATTGGTCATAATATTGAACTTCAGTAGGCCCAGTAGTGATCTGTTTTATTCTATCACCTCGGGCAAGTTCAGGTTTAGAAGTACCATCACCAGTTTGTTCTTTTGTAGAAGTTAATTGACTTAGGTATTCAGAAGTACTCGTTAATAAATTAAGTATCTTCACATTTAGAAAGTCCCATGCAGCCAATTCCATTATTAATTGGTTTTCTAGTGCTTCATACCATAATTCGTCAGTATATTTATCCTTGGGAATTACATGATTTACTAGTGGTCCAATATAATATTGCCATTTGGTGATGTAGATAGATTTATCCTCTCTGGTCATACCTTTAGATATTTCCTCGGGAATATACCTATCAATAAGGTTATAAATGGAATCTGATAGTACAGTATGCCCATAATCGCAAATAACCAAAGTTCTATCTACACTGATATCTAAACCTTCAGAATTAGTTACATGTAAGGTTACAGTATAAAAACCTGGAGTTTCATAAGAATAGGAAACAAGCCTTCCACCATTGAAAACCTCCCCATTATCATCGCCAAAGTCCCAGTCAAAAATGGATTTGGCCGGGACTTTGGATATAACTCTAAATGAAACTTGCAAACCTGACGTAACATATATAAAGTCTAGATTGCTTTTCATATTAGTATGTCTCTATATAAGTTTCATTGGTTACCCTTTGCTTGATTCTTCAAAATCTTCATACAGAGCTTGCAAGATAGTTTCAAGGGTATCCTCTTTTTCTACTACTATCTCATGAACAGAAGCTATTAACTTCAGTTCTTCAAGAGAATAAGCCTTCTGTAGTTTTTCCAAAGTCATACCCTTTTTAAACTGAGCCATAAGCCTCTTATCCATTTTTTCTATGTCTGCCTCAGAGTACTTTTCTATCTGAGTTTTGTCCATCACCAAAATAAGATGGCCTGAAGCAAGTGACTTCTGTATTTTTGAAGTAAGATATTGACGACGAGTTAATTCTATTTCTTCTCCTTTGCAAACGGTAATACCAGTTGATTGGTCATGAAAACTAAAAGCTCTCGGCCCAACTGTTACAATATATTTTTCTTTAGCCATGTTTTCTAAGATTTAAAAATAATAATAGGGTTTTAAATGAAAAGAGGGGTAGGGTTTTTATCCCTAAACCACCTCTTGGAATTATATAGATAACCGGGCGCCTTATTATTCAAGGTTAACCATCAGATATGGGTCTACATTCATGAAATCGGGGAATCCGAATTCTGTAAACTTCTTATCTGCAGCCAACAAGAGTGCAGCATCATGGTACATCTTAGAGAAGCCGGTAGTTAAGCTTGCATATACAGCTTCTGTTTGGTTAGAAACGATTCTTTCTGATTCCAACATCAACTGTTTAGCAGTCAGCTTAATCAAAGCAGCGGAAGTATCAATCAACAATAGCTGTTGTGCAGGGGTACCCGGATGGATGTAGAAGTCTGCATTCTTAGGTACTGGAGACTTCACATTCAGTGTAGCTTCAGTAGTACCGGAATGACGGTCTTTGAATTCTGGCAAATTAAGCATTTCGATAGACTGATCTTCACCACCGATCATAGTAGTAAAGCTACGGCCCATACGAGCAGCACGAACCCAAATATGAAGCAAATCTTTGTAAGTGATTCCATTGGATGTTTCGTATACACCAATTACTGGAGCAGACTCGGATCCATCAGCCTTGTTACCATTAATAGCCACGTCCATAGCCAAAGTATCCAAAGCATAGCCCAACTGAACACCAAAATCACGAAGGTAAATTCCCAGGACATCGAGTGAAACGTAGTTACGAACTTCATCAGTAAGTTTGAAACCTTTTCCAATTTTGAAAAGGCTAACCGATTTTTGTCCGAAGCTAACATCTCCCAACGGGATAGTTTCTGCTTCGTTAACCTTAGCAGGAGCAGCATCCGACATATTAACCATCGGCATGATTGCTTGCAAACCATTGATAGGTTGGTCAGATGCAATAATGTTCGGATAGAATGGAGCCTGACGCATGCCCAGAGTAATAGCAGCACGGATAATTTCCGGAACAATCCAACGGATATTCTGCTGAGGCATAGTAAAGATATTCTGCATCGTATCAACTTTTGGATTGATACCCATCTTTTCAAACAGTTCATCTTCTGTAATACCCCATTTACCTGTAACCAATTCTCCAAGGGTTACTTCTACTGGCTTCTTGTCCTGTGAACCGGAACGAACAGCTTCCAAGCTTCTTACCATTTCCGGCAGCTCATTCATAAAATCCTGAGCTTTCAACTTTGTAATATCAATTTTATTTTCCATAATTTCTTTTTCTCTTATTTAATGAGTACTTGAATTACCTCATTTGCCTCTTCTGCAGGATTGAGGGCAATGAACGGAGTTGAAGTAGCTTGGTTAGCCTTAACGAAACGGTCATTAAGTAAATCTCCAGATGGAGTTACATATCCAGCTTCGATAGTTCCGTTAGATACCCAGTTACAAATCATGTAACCTTCTACGGCCACTGTTACTTCTACTGGGAAGTTTCTTTGAGGCTGATAAGCAGGGTTAACATTGTCTGTTACTGCTACACCCAAGTAAACTTGAGTAGTGATATCAGTACAGGGGTAAATTAAACCATCTTCATTCAAAGCTACGGGCATACCCTGTACAATTTTCTCTCCAGATTTAACATTGAAAGCCTGATGCAATTTGTGAGATTCACTCTTGTAAATCACCGCTCTCGGAGTTCTTTCTCCAAAGAGAGTAAGTTGCTGAGGATCATTTACGATTTTCGTTGTTTCCATAATGCGGATTATTTATTATGATTACTTATTTGATTTTGTTTCGATAGAGATTATCGATTACATTCTTAGTACTCGATGATTCAGAGTTTTGGTTTGTATCCGTACCTTTACTACCCCTATCTTGGTTGTAATCCTCAGTAAGAGAAGAAGCACGGTTAACATCCTTAGAACCACACTTAGAGCAAGTGAGAGGGAACTTCTCTTCCAAGCGAACTTGGTAATCCTTAGTCAAGGAAACAAGAGTAGTAATACCAGTTGTTTCTGCATTAAGCATTGTAACAATGGTTTCATCTGCTTTATCACCCATCAACTTTTTATAAGTTGCTACGGCATCTTCACGGAGAGAAGCAATATGATTCTTTCCTACAGTTGCCATCTCTTTAAGATTAGCTACTTCTGCATTCAAGTTAGTAACCTGTTCTGTAAGAGAATTTTTCTCTGTAGTAAGATTATCTACTGAAGTTTGCAACTCGTTTCTGGATGATACCAAATTTTGAATACAGGCAATTACATTTTCCTGATTCATTTCTTTACCTTCCTCAAGGGCAAGCATATTATCCCCAAAAAGGCTTTCGAGAAATTTTTCTAATTCGTTCATATTATTTTCGTTTGAATGATTATCCTGGGTATCATTATCATTAAAATAACTTTGAGTATCGTTCTTTTCTTGATATGAAGTTAAGTCAGATTTATAATCCGTAAAAAAGTATTGCTTAGATTTATCATCTCTATATTCTTCGTATGATGCCCAAGTCCTTTTAGCAAAAGTCGGATTGATAATTTTACCATCAGAACCAATTTTTTGAGCAAAAGAATCAGCTCCATGTGATACCAATGAGGTCTCCAAATAACGAACTACTTCAGTAACTATTCTACGTACCATTACTCCCTTAGAGTCATAGGTACCAAGTTTCTGATAGAATTCATTATCTTCCATTTGGGGATGAGATTTATCCCACTTAAATTGCACAGTAACCGAATTACTATGGATTGAAGGTGGTTCCATAAGGATACCTCTAGCAATTCTAGGATTAGCTTTACCATCAATCTTTAGAATACCGTTAATACCTGCAGGTATAGTAAAGCTACCATCTTTATAGGATTCTTGCCACATTACCTGAGATACAGCCCCAATAGCATTACCTATGTTTGTTTCATGATCACAATTTACTGTTTGACCAAGTAACATTCTCATAGATGCTTTTAATACTCCATTTTGACCAAAATCCGTTGGATTCCAATTCTTAGATACTATCGTTTCCGAAAGTAATCTAAACATTGGCTCAATAAATTCCTCGTCTTTAGGAGTTAATTCAGATTTATCCAGGTTAGGGTAATAGGTATTATAATCTATATCCCCTCCCCAAAATCCAAATTGAGCAATAGAATCCGGTGTAGGATTCTTCCACTTATAATAATTCTCTGAGAAAGTCTGGGCTCCCACTGCTTCTGGGATATACCCAGCCATAATGGTATGTCCTTGACCTATCACCATAGAATCAAGATGCTCTTTGTTTTTCTTTGTAAATTTACTCATCTTGCTTTAGTATTTTGGTCTCCTCGAGAAGGAGCCGGATTTGCTTTATCTCTTGACCTACGGGCAGATTGGTTTTTATCATCTTGCCTTTGTTTCTTCTTAGTTCCCTCCTGAGGATCGGTATTACCTCCCTTGGCAAATTGGTCCTCAAGTGAAACTCTTGGTTCATCTTCATCTGGTGAATCATAGCCCATTGCCCAAGCATACTGTTCTTGGCTAATAATACCAGCCTTATACAGTAAATCAAGATTTTGTATCTTATATTGAAGACCTTGTTGGATTTTAACTTCATCAGAAACTGTAGAAGTTCCCCAATCAATCTTCATTCCCTTATTATTAAAGCCTGCCAGACGCAGTTCTAGAGAATAAAGTCGGTCTAATACATAAGCTACAAGCATTTGGATATTTTTTAACTGGCTAATCATCTTAGATAACATTATACCCGTTGCACCTTCACCAGTAGTAGCAGATACCCCAATAATAGAACCATTAACTCCCAAGCCATTAGCTACGGATTGTTGATTCATATTCCATGGCTTTTCGATATTACCAAGTTCCTTGGTAGTAGAATTGAGTTTAAATTCATGGTCATCAATATAACCAGCAACAACTCCATCCTTCATACCTTCCTTAACATTCCGTTTTAAAAGGTTAAGTTCTCTATTTAATCGAGATTCATAAGAACCCATGCTTTCATTAGCCCTTTGAGGTGATTTCTGCATCTTAGCTTCTAGGAAACCCACCATACCACAAATCTCCATGATATGTTTGAAATTAATCTTCATATCATTTTGACCTTTGAGAGAATCTAGGGCGGGCATAAAAGGAGGAACTCCATAAGGTTCATCTGTATCATTAAACATACCAACATAGAAATAAGTTTCTGGGTTAAGCTTGATGTAATCTTGTTTCTTAACCAAGTAATTATTATTCTTTTGGTAAGGGGAATACACCCCATTTAATTCCCGTTTAAACTTGATATATTCTGGTTTAAGGAATAATACAGTAGCTAAACCATTGAGTTTATCATTTGGGACTCCTTCTACAGATATTGCCCCACTTACAAGAAGTTGAACAATCATTTTATTAACTAAACCATCTATACCAGCAGTATATCTAGTCCATCCCTTGGTTGCTTTTTTAAGGTGATCTCTCATCTTAGAAGCCTCTTCATCAGTATTATTTGGGAAAGTTACAGTATGACTGGTGTTAGCTAACTTAAACATATCCTGCAATGCAATCCCCATATCTGGATTTACCTTGTATAAATCTCGAATTAAAGGTATTACATCAACACGAAAAGAGGGTTCAACTAATTTAGTTAACCCTTGTAATGATGTGATAAAGTTAGTGCTATCATCGTCAACTGAAACTCTACCCGGTGATATTGGAGTATTAGGTTTTGGCTCCTTATTAGAAGAGGTACCATCTTTGGGAGGGTCCTTCTTACGTCCCCAAACCCAATTAAAATTAAAGTACTTTTTCATCTTGGTTGTACGATTACATTAGTTTTTCCTTTTCTTATGTGATTACATATGGCTTTTCCAAAGATATCATCATCTGAATAAACATCCCCTTCAAGGTCTACATCAACGGCAGAGTTATTTGCCCTATGCTTACCCATTGCAACAGGCCTACCTAAACCATCATAAATGAAAGTATAAGCTTCCTGAACGAAGAATGGGTCCTTTATGATTACATTATCATTTCTGATATCTTCTTCCAAGTTTTCTATTATCACTGAACGATTCTTTTGGGTAGTTAACCAGCCTGGTGATTGATCCATCTCTGGTCTACTCTTGCCCTTTTTCTTAAGCATCTTTTGGTAATAATACAATTTTGGGTATCCTTCATCTTGAAGCTTAGAAGTTACTGCCAAACCAACATCATTAGATTCTGGAGCTATAGTAGCCCAATTATATAATTGACCTGTATCTCCAAGTAGTTTAGCATAAGCTCCTACTGCCATTCTTCCTTTGTATATTGATTGTTCTTCTCCTTGCTTATCCATACAAGTAAATGATGAGTAGTCAGAAGCTCTACCAGTTGCAACGTCAGCACCAATAAAATATTCTTTATCCAGTTCTGGTTCACAGAATTGCCTATATTGACCATTAAACCTTTTCTTTATAACCGGATAATCACTAAGGCAGTCTTCGATAGCCTTAATATCAGCTAAGTCGAAGACTGTATTACCTGATGACAAGAAGTCACCATCTATTTCTTGTGCTGTTCTTTTTGCACCCAGTGCAGAAGACATTTGATTATACCAATGTATATCTCGTTCAGGGTGCATCTGCCAATATAATCGAATGGGGTTGAAGGGATTGCCTCCAGCTATTGCATCTACCCAGGTTGAGTGATAGAAATTACCAACTCCATAAGGAGTGGAATTAACGATAGCAGCTCCACCAGTGGAAAGAGTAGGAAAGGCAGCTGCCCAGATTTGAGCTGCCCATCTAACTACTGCTGCTTCGTCAATTACCAAAAGGGAAAGTGATTCCGAACGACCTGCTTCAGAGGAAGTCGGAATTGATTCAATAAAAGACCCATTATCGAATTCTATCATTGATGCAGAACCGTATTCACCGACTCTACCGTTTATTATGGGAGTTTGAAGGTACCATGGAAGATTCTTGTACATAAACTTGATCTTCTTTAGTACTTTTTTAGCGGTGGTGTCTTTGATAGAGATAATGTTTATCTTTTTGTTGGGATGGTACATCGCCAACCAAAGACAGTACATAGAAATCAATTCTGTAATACCTGCCTGACGAAACTTAAGAATGATATTGAAACGTTGGGCAATAAAGTTATACAGAACCGATTTTTGAAATGGGTAAAGTTCGAATCTTACTTTTCCTTTTACCGGATGTATCACATTACAGAAAAGACTGAAAAAGAAAACATCTACTGAAACTCGAGAAAGATTTGCTAATTCCTCTCTGGTTAAAGTAGTTCTAGTTTCTGAGATAGTCTTTGCCATACTTAAAAGTTATACGTTATTTGAAATTCGAGGTCAGTACCAATCCCAGATTTTATCTTCGGATAGTAAAAGGTATTGACTCCGAGTTTGTAATTAAATCTCTTAGTCTTGATTGAAAGACCAGCTCCCATATCGAAAAGATTATTGAAAGGTCTGTACTTACCGTAAACGTAAGGTTTAAGTGATAACCTTGCAACTTTCTTCCGAGTTAATTGACCTTCATACCAGTTATAGTTATACTTATCTAGATCAATATTGAATAATCTAGTGGAATAAGTTCCAGTCTGTTGATTGAATAGACTTAGGTTTAACTGATTCTTCTTTAAGACCATCTGAACCAGGGAATCTTGTTTACTAATAACTGGCTGTCTTAACAGTGGATTGGAAAAGAGAGTGTCATTTAAGTTTGACTGCCTATTATTGTAAATTAAGATCCTACCTGGTTCGATGTCTTCAGAATATTTCTTCTCTGGTATGAAAGGTTTATCTTTGTAAACTGTATCTGGGATTTCATTGATCGCTTGTTCCAGTGAATTAACTTCTCGAGAAAGTTTGTAATTCCTGAAGCAAAGGTAAATAGTAAATCCTAGAAGTACAATAAACAAGGCATTCTTTAAATTCTTCATGGTTCAAAATTTTAGGAAAGTTCGTACACGCTAAGGATACTATCTAATCGGTAATCGCTAAGCGATTACCTTTATCGAACGAAGTGAGATAATATCCAAATATACTACTTACGATATGATATATGAATAGCTATATATACGTAGATAAATATATAGATATATATACGTAGTATATTATATATCTATATATTTCAAGGCACCCCAGAAACTTATATATAAGACTTTATATATAAAGCTGAAACTTAGAGTTTCTTAGAAGGTACCTTTTTTAGGCAATCCTTGAACCATAATCCTACCTCATAAACCGAGCCCTTGGCAATTGTGTACCTTGCCTTGTTAAGCCAATAATGGTAATCCTTAAAATCATTTTCAAAGGTACCCTGATTTTTGTGAAGGTAAATTTTGAATTTCTTTGGGAATCCCATGATTGACTTAAAATCCTCAATCCCCAAAGGATAACCATCGGGTCTGAATTGCCTATCTGCAGGCCTAAGAGTTAGTGGGGGTTTATCATACTCCAATCTATATACTCCTGGTAGAGTACTCATCTTGGCAGTTTTGATTGGCCACTTCTTTTCATCTCTGAAATCTCTAACCCAGAGCCGATGTATCTTTGCAACAGTAAGATTTTTCTTTTCAGGGAGTTTTCGATAATCATACATTGCCAGAGTCTTACTCATCCAAGGAATTTGATTTGTATCATTTTCTGAAGAAAACGTGAGGGGTTTCAGTAAATTTCTAGTAGTTGTTGGGTTTTTTACTTGGAATACTTCATTAAAAGCATCTAAGTATCTCTTACCGGTCTTTTTATGTACTCCAATGATAACTAAACGCTTCCTGGATACTTGAGAATTCCCATAGTCAGAAACTGACCTTTCGTGAAAAATTAATTTATAGTCCTTAAAGGTTTCCTCAAAGAAATCCTTGGGAAGTAAAGATAGCAAACGAGGCAGATTTTCTATAAGAAATACTTTAGGTTTATACTCTAATATTGCAGCAATTACTAGATTAAGACTACGATTATCTTTTGGATTGCCCAATTCTTTTACCTTGGATAATCTCATTACTGAGGACATACCACAGTCCGGAGTAGCTACTATGATATCCACTTTTTTATCAAGAGGTTGTAAACAAAAACCCTTATGAAAAGGTATATTTCCGAAGTTTAATTTCCATTGGCTTTCACAATTTGTATGGAATACTCCACGAGGTTCTATATTGGCTAGTATTTTAAATTTTTTACTATGTAAAAATGGAAATAATAACGCCCCTTGGGCGGCTGAAACACCTAATATATTCATATATGAAAAAACAGATTAAATGTAATGTGCCTGGTTTCTATAACTTATATGTTACAAAAGAAGGTAAAGCTTTTAAAATACAAACAGATAATTCTTTGAGAGAACTAAAAATTGGATATCGTAGTAACTCTAAAAGAAACGGTTCTTATATTAAGCCTTCTGTTAGTGTTAGGGTTAATGGTAATAAGCGTAATTCTAGATGTACTTTATCTAGATTAGTAGCATTAGCTTGGGTACCAAACCCCTTAAATAAACCCTGTGTATGTCATAAAGATAATAACCCTCAAAATAATCATTATAAGAACTTATATTGGGGCACAGTATCAGAAAATAATAAACAAAAACAAGTAGATGGCCGAGCTAGAATTTATTCTGATAGATTGAGACTTAGGTTGTATAGGTATAGCCTAAGACATCCAGAGGTTACCGTTCGTACTTTATCTCAAAAATTTAATATCAGTAAAACAAAAGCTCGGTCAATCATAAGAGGAGAAGATTATGTAATAAGGAAAATTTATTTCTTGTAACTTCTCAATTCGATGTACTTAATCCAAGCAAAGGGTTTACGGTCTTCCAAATAACTCAGATTCTTATCATTGTTGTGAGCTTCTTCTTCAAAACTTACATCATGATACCTTTCATTCTGTTTATCCCATTTGGCAAAACACAAAATGAGAAGATATTCGATAATATACCAAAGGTAGAAGAGACCAAAACAGAGAACTACTACCCACCAGAAGGATATATCGAATAATACCCAGAGTATGATACCAAGTATCAAACCGAATATACTACACTCAATCTGTTGTACCTGATGGATTCTCTCATGGTTGATATCATCCGGTTTACACTCCTCTACTCTATGCTTGAAAAAGGAGTTGTACAACATGGTTATTGCCTTGTAACTGGGGAAAAGGAATACTTTTGCTACCCAGCTGTTAAAATGACATCTTTTCATAACTTATCTTTGAAATTTTCGTAAGCATTTCTTAACTTCTGGTCGTAGGCATTTTGGGCATAACCAGGACCATTATACTTCTTTGCGAAGCCTGCCCAATCTTTTTCCTTGAGATTTCTCAAACAACCCGAGGTATTCATAAAATAATACATGAGTTCCAATTGTTTTTCATGAGATTCAGACATCTTATGAACAAATTCAAAGACATCTTTACACCCACAAAGGTTGTGATTGAATCCACAGATTTGGAACATTCCCCAACTTGCAGACTTTAATGCACATTCTTCATCAATTTCCTTGGCTAATTCGAGCCTTTTGTACTCATGAATACCGCCAAGATACTTAGATTTATCCCATTTTGGATAAAATACTGTAGAAAATTTCTTACAAAGATACCCCAAATCTCTTTCAGGGAACTTTTTATGAAACTCTTTGTACATAATGTGACCCTCAAAGAGAATTTGAGGCCTACCATCAGCTAAAAATCCGTCTCTACCAGCTGCTTCTACGATTTGAACAGCTTTTAAGAGAGCAGGTTCTAGACCTAAACGATTAGCAAGGTCTTTAATCATCTCATTTGTTAATTTATCCATAACTTATCAGTTTTAATGGTTCAATTCTAGTAACGAAAGTATTGCTTATAACCCATTTTTAGGATGTTTCAAGGTTCTATTATCCTATATAACTTATAAATAATGCAATATGAATAAGACAAATCGGTGCCGAATATGTGGTAAACCAATTAATTTAAAGGATTTTGACTTGAATAGGGAAATCCCAAAACTTATGAAAAATCAAGACATCTGTTTTCAGTGTGCTTTTTGGTTTAATCGTTTAGATTATGATAAAAACCTTGAAAAAGAGAATAAAATTGCGGTAATTACTCCCGATTATTCTCATTGGGTAACTAGAGTACCTGGAAATATTCTGATGGTACCCTCAGCTTTTGGTGGGATTTACCAAACCAAACTTCAACCAATCAACACTTTAGGAGTTATTGATAAAAAAACTAAACATGTTTACATCATCAGATACAATAACATAACTCACCATGGAACTATTCCAGAGCATCTAAGAAAGCTTTTTAAAGTAAACGGAGTAATTCTATCTCCACAGGAATACAAAATGCTAGAGGATTACCAGGGCAATGCCTATGAATTTATTAAAAATAAAATAGATAATGCAATAGATAAAGAATAATTTCGTATATTTGCATAAAGAAAATTTCTAAATAAAAATAGATATGAAAAAAGAAAAGAAAGAAATCAAAAAGCTCAAGGAAGGTGATGAAGTCTTCTTCTTACTTAATGGAAGACAAATCATGGAGAAGGTAATAGTAGAATCCATTGATAAGAAAGGGGGATATGTTACCCTAAGTAATCGGGTAAAGATTGCAAGAACACTTGGACCGGATGATACCTATTCAAGATTGGATGGAAAAGATGGGATGGTTTTACCTTTAACAGATGAGAATGAAAAATCATTCTTAGCTTACAAAGCATATTTCTCTATTAAAAGGAATATGGAGTTCTTGGATAAAGAGGTAAAAAATCTAAATGATACCGATGATTTCGATACAATGATTGAATTCGATAAGAAACTTACCAAAATCGTTAATAAATATTTCAAGGAGGAAAAATGATTACAGTATTAGCTATAATTTATTTATTGTGCTTACCCTTTACGGTATTCTTTGTGAAGGTAGTGTTAGATTTTTTACCCTATACTCATAATATACATTCATTGATATTATTCCTATCGGTATGGTTTACATTGCCTTTCTTCCCCATATACATTTTAATAAGGCTTATTAAACATAGATTACTATGAGGTACTTTTTTGATAGAGATGGTCACTATGCTGGGTCATCAATGCAAGGATGGGAAATACTTATCCTACTGTTATTCCCTATTGCTTTGATAATCTTCTTTACATTGCTTCCTCTTTATATATTACATAAATACAGTTCTAGAGAAGAGGATAAAAAATTCGAAGAAGAACATCCAGAAATATTAAAAGTAGATTCTTACATTACCTGCTGGTATCCTTGGCATAGGTATTCTTTTGCATATACCTTAGCCCTTATATTTTGGTTTATTGCTTTTATCTTATGTATAACTAATCCATAAAAAAAAAGCCCAGAATTATCTCTGGGCTTTTAAGTGTGATTACCTTTGATAGAAAATAAAGGTTTGATTAACGTATTGGTAATTTTCTCTAATTTGACCAAACATGGTAATTGTACCATAGTAATAACCAGAGTACCGATTGGGTACTGTTATATTTAAGTATTGGTAGGAGGGTTGATAAGTAACATTAATATCGTTACCAGTATGATTTTTCATACTACTAGTAATTAGTTCCATATACATATCATTATATTTATTCTGCCCTTTCCAACCAATCTTTACACCCTCTACTTTTAGAATCTGACTACCAGGTTCTATATAGTATACCATGGCATTACCAGACGGTAACCATTCTGTCCTATCATCACCATTTTCGGGTATACACATTAAATCATATGTATAGGTGATTGGTATATTAGCACTCTGATTTATGTTAACCGTAAGAGTTCTTCCACTTTCTTTCTGGGTAATATTGATTGAAGCACTACGTGAACTACTACCACTATTTGCAGAAACAGTGATCACTAAGTAATCGGTATAGGCAGGAGCCCCTGTCCTAGATTCTCTTCTTATAGTAATCCAAGAAGCATTAGTACTGTAAGTATAATCTACTCCAGAAGTATCTACCAACTTATTATTGATCAGCTTGTCCTTGTAGGATTTTATTCCCGGGAGAGATGAATTAGTCCCACCGGTATCTGAAAAGCTAAGTGTATAGGAAGTAGCTCTTGGTTCTAAATTAAGGGATAGTGGGGATTGATCCCCACTATCAAAATTCAGTTTAATAGTTTTCATAATTTCTCTAATGTTTAATGGTTAATAGAAACGCTTTACTGGTATTACCATTAACGCATACCCAACCTACTTTAGTCCCCTGATTGTAGTCATATACGTAATCACTATTAAAGGTGGCTAATAAGAAATCTCCATTATTAAATAATATTTCTCCGTCAGAGCTTAAACCTTTAAAACCTCTTAATCCAATCAAAGGCTTACCTGTAGCTCCTGCTTCGTATAATTCTATGCTATATGTATTATCACTACCCGGATACTGAGGTGATATGGATATCTCTAGAGTTCTTATATTATCTAAATTAATCATAGAATTATCACAATAACCTGCACCTCCCGTATCGGTTTCTGGATCATATGCGGCAAATTCATCATCGTAGTAACCAGAAATTGAAGTAACTGCCAATTCTACATGGGCATACATAGGACCAAGTTGATTAACTGAGAGATCTACAGTTTTCTCAGTAATTTCTTGAGTAAGATGTATCATACCGCTTCTATCATCTACATTGGTAGTATGCTCTAAGAAAATTACTGCTCGGTCTCCATTTTGGAGGTTTTGCAAAACAGCCTGAATATCACCGCTTACAGTCATAGAATATGGGACTAACTCTTCCTTTCCAGTGGGTGAACCATTTAAGTATTCTACCTTTTTAGAAATCACAGGAGATGTAGTTTGTCCCATGACGGGTATATTTTGTAAGTCTAATCCTCTAGAAGTAAATATGTACTCATAAGTATATACCATTGCTGGAGTAGTTACATTGATAGTTATGGTATCTCCAGATTCATTCTGAGTAAGAGTAATGACTCCAGAAGCTCCATTAGGGTTACTATTGAGTGCAGAAATGGTGATTTGATTACCACTCTTAGTTACACTGAAATTACCAGAGTTACTTGATACTGCAGTGAAATCTAATGGTATATTTGAGGAATGTAACTTCCCATTAATATATTGGTCTTTATAAGAAGTTACATTGTAGGTTTTATTATTTCCATAGGGTATTTCTACTGAGATACTAGTAGAACGTTCTATACTAAAGTTATTTTTTTTGTTGTCATAGATGTTTTTAATTGAAGTCTATACCGGTAATCGTAATGTCACACATAAAATTATCAGGTACACCTTCACAGGTAGATGAATAGAAACTTCCTTCCACTACTGTGCTATAAGGGAGAGCTTGATTTAATTGGTTTCTCTCTAAATAAATCTTGCTACCAGAATCCAAATATCTATAGGTAAAATAATCCATCTGATAAAAGTTATTGACGAATTCCCAATCTGGGACTGTATTACCAGCATAGTCTGTGGGCCATATTGATATTCCGTAACTTAAAAATGCTGTTCTGGGTACTTCAAGGGATAATACTGAGGTTTCATAGATATTGATGGTATGTTCCGTATTAGCTTCCCATCCCATATATTCATCATTAAAGTACCCAGAGATATTGATATCTGATATCATATGCAATGTCCAATGATCATTTGGGTCCTCATAAGCAAGTTGATCTACCTGGATAGTTATTGTTTTGCCTGATAAATCCTGCTTTAATACTACAGTAGCTATTCTACTGCTAGAATCATTGTTGAATGGTATTACCAATGAGAGTAATCCATCGGAGGTATTAGCAGTAAGCCATACAGATGTACCACTATAGGATATTTCAACATTCCAATTTAGTGATTCTTGACCAACCTTTTTGCCATTGAGGAACTTATCTCTGTAAGAGTTGATTACATATATTTGAGTACCACCCTCACCAGATACCTCTAGCCTTGTATCATAGGCTCTTGCACTAAATTCTAAGGTGGTAAGGGGGGGGGAGATTCTTTTTATTGTTTTCATAATCACATAAAGTTTTTGGTTTATAATGAAGAAAGGTTGATATCGCTAATATTTATTGGGAGGAGTTCTGGTATGCCTTTATTACGAGGAGTGATTTTTGTGTGGTAGTAAAATGTGGTTGGGTAGTTCTGGCAGAGCCTTATCACGAAAGCCTAAAATTTCCTGGTAGTAAAACGAGCGAACGGTTCGCTTAAAATTAACATTTGAAAATAAAAAGTAAGGGACAAACATTTTTATTCATCCCTTTGTTTTTCTTTTAGTCTTTGAATGTGCTATTATCGTCTTTTAAAATTTCTTTTATATCTTTATAGCATTGAATTGCTAAATAAATTACTCCAACAAATAAAAATATATTTAATATCATAGCTTTATTTTTATTTTAAAGTAGGGAATTAATTCCCTACTTTAATTTTGTTTTACTTCAAAGAATTTTTTACTATTTCGAGACCCTTAATTAATATCGCTTTCTTTTCTTCTTTTGTATTTTCGCTTGCAATAGAATTAAATGAAAAATCATTTAATGTATAGACTTGTTTATAAAAGTCTATAAAACCGTCAATTAGTTTTTTATCTGCATTGTTTGCAATCGTTGAAAGAAAATTAAAAGTTACATTTCTGAACTTTTTGCGTAACGATTTGATTTGCTTTTCGTTTGCTCCTTCAAAAAGTTCTTTTTTATAAATTTCTGTTTTTGTCCCTAAAGACGTTTTGAAAAGTCCTTGATTTTTTTCTTTCACAGACTTTAAAACGTCTAAAGCTATTAAACTATTTGCTTTGCTGTTTAAAACTGCTTGTTCTGCACTCACTTTATTAATTTGATTTTTCATAATAAAAACGCTTGAATATTTTATTATTATTATTTTATAACCTTTTTGATAGATATTCAAGACTTATTAAACTATCTCATAAGGTTTGTTTTATTTCTGTATTGCAAAGATAATGCTTTATTTTTAATCTACAAAATTTTTAGAAGTTTTTTTTGAAAAAATTTTCTCATTTAAAATTTTCGTAGCTTCTTTATTTTCGTATCCATTTACTTTATATATAGTATCCCCTTTATATGATAACATAAAAATGCTATCATTAATACTTTGAGCTATTTTTAAATGATTTGTGCACTCTTGTTTTGTAAATGAACATAAACTAATAATAGAAATAAATGCAAATACTAATTTCTTCATAATATTTTTGTTTTTGATTACATTGCAAATATATGAACTATTTTTGAAACTACAAATAAATTCAAGAAAATTTTTTGAGAAAATGAATATTTTTATTTTAAAAATTATTTTCGTAAAAAATCTCTAAAATCAAAAATTTAGTGCACCCTAAAAAGGACTTAATTTTGGGGGAAATTTTGGAGGTTCACAAGGAAAATCATCACACGCCTTGTAGTGGGCATATATGATAGGTATATTATGGCCTATGCTTATCCTCTAGAAAGTATATTAATATCTGTATATTACATATAGGCCCTTAATGGACTAAGGTGATAAAGAATTAAGGCCTATTAGGTATATCCCTCTATAAAAACCCTTGGTCCTAATTCTATAGGGCCATATATGGACTATGGTAAGCCTATGGGAAAAACGGGTTTCATAGACTAGCCTATAAGGGCTTACTAAGTTAGCGTAAGTAAAAACCCAGGTACCTAAGTTAGGCCTGGGTTAATTGAGTTAGTATTCGCAATATTCTCGTTCAAGGTATATATTGAGATCCTTGAAAAGTTTGATGCCTGGTATAGGACCATCTTCTTCTTCTTCGTCCCAGGCATAGTATTCGATCATTGGAGTTTCGTATCCCTCTACGTCTATGATTGATATTACATAATCCTGGTTTGGTACAAAGTCTTCGATAAAGCATCGAACAAAGCCTTGAATAATATTAGGTTGTTCATTAGTAATGCCTTGTACGATTTGTGTTAATCGGTTTGATAATTCTTCTGTGTTCATAGGTAATGGGTTTTAAGTGATTATTATTA